GGCTCCAGGCCGAATCGCAGGCGCTCAAGGTGCGTGCAGAACTGATTACCGAGCAGGTCAAAGTAGACCAGCGCAGCGGCGCGGTGATGCTGGCCGAGGAAACGAAGCGACTGGCGAAACTGGCCGATCTGGAAACGAGCACCCGAGATATCAGCAGCACAACGGTGATTGCCGGATGAACGGCGCGGTGACGCGGGTGGCGGTGTTGAACCAATCGCGGGTGGCGCGTTAGAATTGAGCGAACGGAACCACGCCACGGGAGATCGTGGTGCTGGTTCCCAAGGCTCGTGACGCTCGAATGAGCGTGCGGGTCTGTTTTTGGGTGCCGCACCGACCCTAACGAGGTGCGACGAGGAGCGAAACGCGATGGCAGAGACAACAGTACCTGAGACGGTAACGGAGAACGCTCCACCGCCAGAAGCGGAGGAGTCGCTGCAAGCGTTCCGCGAACGGATGGCCACAGAGGATCCGAACGCAGAGCCATCCGAGGCACCGACCGCCGAGGCGGCCACGGAGGAGGCCACGGCTGACGCCGATGCGCCCCCGGCCTCGGAACGGCTCATAGACCCGGACACCGGAGACGTTCTTGATCGACGCACGCGTACGGCGCGGCGCATCCAGGCGCTCCTACGTGACCGGAGCGAACGGGATAAACACATCCGTCTGCTGGAAGCGAACGCCACCACGACCCCGGCCCGCAAGGGCGCGAAGGCTCATCCGAACGGCCGACGCACCTCCCAGGCGCAGGCATCTGCTGCGCCTCGGTTGGAGGACTTCCAGCACCATGAGGATCCATATGCCGCGCACCAGCGAGCAAGCCAGGACTATCACCTGGATCGCAAGCTTGACCAGCGGCTTAATGAACGTGATGACCAGCGTGCGACCGTCGAACGCACGCACCGCACCCAGTCGGCCATTGAGGCCGCCCAGAAGCGGTGGGATGACGGGCTGGACACGGCCCGTGCGAAAAATCCCGACTTCGACGCAGCCTATGATGCCCTCTATAGCCGGCTAGAGTCTGCATCGGGAGACGAGCGCACGCGCTTTGTCACCCAGGCTTTGATGACGAGTCCGGCCGGTCATGCGCTGGCGCATCATCTCGGCACCCATCAGGATGCCCTCGCCGCGCTGTACCAAACTCGTTCGCTTGACGAGCTAAATCGAGCGATTGGCAGACTAGAGGCCCGGTTTGAAGGGGAGACTCCTCAGACCACCAGCCGACAGAACTCCAACCAGAACCGTGCTCTGCCTGCGCCGGTTGACCCGGTGGCAAGTGGGGCCACTGCTACTTCCTATAATGCCGAGACTGCAACACTCGCGCAGTATCGGGCAAAACATGGACTCCGTGGAGGGCGACCGACGCGGGGATCCTGAAGGATAGATCCTTATGGCTAATACATTCCTGAACATTGACGAGATCACCCTTGCGGCTCTCGATGTGTTCGAGAACAGCTTAGGGGCAGCAAAAACCTGCTCCCGCGCTGTTGAGAGCAGTTTTGCGAAGAAAGGTGCCCAAATTGGGGACTCGATTCGTATTCGCAAACCTGTCCAGTTCACCGTTCGCTCTGGCACGACGTTTGCCGCGCAGGACATCACCGAAACCAACGCCACGCTGACTTTGGACAAGCAGCGCGGGGTGGACTTTGCGATGACCTCGAAAGAGCGCACCTTGAACCTGGGCGATTTTATCAACACGCTCGTCAAGCCTGCCATCGTGCGACTGGCGAACGAGATCGACAGTGATGTCATCAGCACCGTGTCGAAAGCGACATTTACCCATATCGGCACACCGGGCACGACACCCTCCAGCACGCAGACGTATATCGACGCCGGCACACGGCTCTCCGATATGACCTGTCCGCGTGGGCCTGGAGAGCGTCACTTGATGGTGAACCCGGAGATGGAGGGCGACATCGCGTACGCGCTCCGTGAATACACCAACCCCGGCAACAACATCGGGATGGCCAACCGGACAGCCGAGATCGGCTTCCGAGCGGCGGGTTGGGACTGGATGATGGATCAGAACGCCTACCGGCACACCGTCGGCACCTATGGCGGGACACCTCTCATTAACGGGGCATCTGAATCAGGATCCACCATAGCCACTGACGGCTGGACATCTGGGGGCACGGCGCTGAAAGATGGTGACCGCTTCACGATTGCCGATGTGTATGCGGTGAACCCGGTGACCAAGTCCACACTCAGCTACTTGCAGCAGTTCGTCATTACGGCGGACACTTCTGATAGCAGTGGCGACATCAATGCGTTGCCGATCAGTCCATCGATCACGACCTCGGGGGCGTTCCAGAACGTCAGCGCGGCGCCAGCGGACAACGCGGCTATTACGATGGTCGGCACCACAGGCCAGGTCTACAGCATGGGGCTTGGGATGAACGAGCAGGCGGCGGCCTTGGCCATCGTCCCGCTGGAGAAACCAGGCGATGCGAATCGGGCCTCGGTAAAATACGACAGTCAATCCGGTGTCGGGATTCGTTGCGTCGAGTGGTATGACGGCGACGATGACAAGTTTAAAGTCCGGTTCGATGTGTTGTATGGACTCATCACCCAGCGACCTGAATGGGCCGTTGTGGTGGCGGCGGCATAACCGTCACACCAAGGGGGCTGGCCCGAGACGATCTCGGGTCAGTTCCGTTCTTTGTGTCTGTAACGGTGTTACTAACCGATGACGTTATGCGTACTGCGCTAGTGGCGTGGGTACACGTAACAGGTAAGGACTTTTTAAATGCCGACGGCCAATGATCTTGTGACTCGGGCGTTCCGACTGATTGGCGTAGTCGATGCGGTCGGCTCCCCGTCGGCAGAGGATGCCCAGGCGGGGCTGGACACGCTCAACAACTGGATGGACAGCCTTGGCACTGACCGCTTGAGCATCTTCCATCTGGTACGGACGGTGCATACGCTCTCAGGCAGCACCGCCAGCTATACGATTGGCGTCGGTGGCACGATTAACATCGCCCGCCCGATGTGGGTGCAGAACGCGAGTCTCATCCTTGACAGCGGCGCGGCGACCCCGACCGAGGTACCGATCCAGGTCTTTAGTGATGACGAATGGGCCGGGGTGAGTCAGAAAACCCTGAGCGGGTCGCAACCGACCGGCATCTGGTTCGATCATGCCTGGACGGCAGGATTGGGAACGGTGCATATCTATCCGGTGCCCTCAGTCGGCACCAAGCAGTTGGTGCTCTATGTGCCGACGGCGCTCGCAGAGTTTGCGGATCTGACGGCCACCACGTATACGTTTCCGCCGGGCTACGAGCGGGCGATCCGGTTCAACCTGGCGGTGGAACTGGCCGCCGAGTATCCCGGTTCGATTGTCACGCCGACAGTCGAGCGGATTGCCACAACGTCCCTCGGGTCGGTCAAGCGAGCGAACTGGCGCGAGATGTCCGTGCCGATTGACCCGGCGCTCACCAGCGGGTTCTATCGCACGGGCGGATCCCGCACGGCGTTCCTCCGGGGCACGTAATGGATTACCCAGGGTTCTGTGGGCCATCGGCGCAGTCGCGGACACTCCTGGCGAGTGCCGAGCGGTCGATCAACCTGATGCCGCACCGGATTGCGGCTCCCAGCGCCCAGGGGCGCGTGGTGTTATATCCCACGCCGGGCCTCCGGTCATTTGCGACAGCCGACAACAGCCCATGTCGTGGCATGTTTGCCCAGGCGGGGCGCTGTTTCGCGGTCATCGGGACAAGTCTCTACGAAGTGTTTGAGGATGGCACGCTGACGGATCGCGGCACGGTGGCCGTCGATGCGAATCCGGCCACGATGGTGACGAACGGCGACGGCGGCAATGAGTTGTTTATCACCTCCGGGGACAAGGGCTACATCCTGAACCTCGGCACCAACGTGCTCACGCAGCCGGAAAACGATATAACGATGGGCGGCATGGTGAACGGCTACTTTGTGGCGCTCGATGCCAGCACCAGCACGTTTAAGATCAGCGACCTGTTGGATGGCACGACCTGGGACGCCACGCAGATCGCGCAGCGCAACGCGGCCAGTGACCCGTGGAAAGCGATGCGTGTGAAGTATCCCGTGGTGTATCTCTTTGGCGAGGAAACCACGGATGTGTGGTATGACGCAGGTACCTCACCGTTCCCGTTTGCGGCGGTGGGTGGGGTGCAGATGGGCTACGGGATTGACGCGCCGTTCTCAGCGGAGACGCTGGGCGGTTCCATGATCTGGTTGGCGCGGTCGAAGGACGGCGCGGCCCAGGTGGTGGAAGCGGGCGGCTATGACCCGACCCCGATCAGCACGGACGCGGTGGAGTGGGCGATCAATAACTACGCCCGCACGAGCGATGCGGTGGCCTACACGTATCAGGACAACGGTCATGAGTATTATGCGTTGAACTTTCCGAGTGCCAAGGTGACCTGGGTGTTTGATCGCACGGAGCGCATGTGGCACGAGCGAGCAAGCTGGGACAGCGACAACGCAGCCTGGAAAGCCTGGGGGCCAGCGTTTCACGCCTATGCGTTTGGCAAGCATCTGGTGGGTGATTCGACCGGCGAGAGTTTGTATCACATGAGCGCGGCGTATTACACCGACACCGATGGTCTGGGCCTGCGGCGGCAGCGGATTGCCCCGGCGCTGGAAGGACAAGACCGGGAGCGTGTCTATCTGGATCGGTTGCAGGTGGATCTGGAGCCTGGCGTCGGGACGTTGAGTGGGCAGGGGAGTGATCCCCAGATTATTCTGGAAGTCTCGACGGATGGCGGGCAGACCTGGACGAATGAACGCTGGCGCTCGGCTGGCAAGATGGGCCAGTACCGTGTGCGAGCGGAGTGGTGGCGCTGCGGTAGTGGCCGCGAGGTCATTCCGCGCATCACGATGACCGATCCGGTGTCGTGGCCGATTCTGGGCGCGAGCATGGATGTCCGACGAGGGGCCGCCTGATGCCGGTGACGTTCAGAGCACCGGAACCGGTGCGGTTCGATGTCGATCCGCCGGAGGACTGGGAACCGAGTCTCCGATCTCAGGAGGAGGTGGATGCGCTGTTCTGGGATCAACTGCTCAATAAGGGGAAGCGTGGCGTCAACTGGTTGGCGGATCAGTTATTGGGGCGCACGGCCGAGGAGGAGTTTGAGACGGCGATGGTGGAGTTCGCCAACCCGCTGATCTCGCTGGTGCCTCGGAAAACACAGAAGCAACTGATTGATCTGTTCCGCAGTCGGGCCGGGTCAGAACCGAGTGCTGAGGCGTCTCGGTTCACGATGCCAGCGCGAGGGTCGCGGCCGGAGCGGATATATCGGAGAGAGGATGACGAGATCATTCCGGTACCGGACGATACGGCGCTGCATAAAGCGGCCCGATGGGTCAGTGAGCGATACCCGCGCACGATGAGCCATGTTGAAGATGCCATAGTGGATCCGCGTTTAGCGGGGTACGCAAAGCATGGCGGAGAGGTGGCTGGCCAAATAGGGGAGAGGGGACGATTTGGCGCTATCCCATTCATGATCCGAGATAATTTACGAAACCAATATCTTAACTACGGACGAGGAGTTTCTCCAGCGGGCCACATCGAAACCCTCCCCGCTGGCCTTTCCCGTGGCGCTCCGTTTCATATAGGCATTAACCCTATGTTCGCTGGACGCTCGGCCCGTCTCGACCCTGACAACCCGCTCCTCACAGAGACGGCGGAGGCGATTGACGTTTTGACGCATGAACTGACGCACGGGGGGCAGATGTTACGGCACGGCAGTCGCCAGCAAGATGTACTAGCGCGTGACGATTGGGCCAAGGACTATGTACCGTTTAAGGCTGTCCCCGAGGGTACCTCGTACTGGAGATCACCCGCAGAGCGCCGCGCTCATACGGCGGGCCTCGCTAATCAGTTGCACTACCTGATGGATGAGCGGAGATGGGCCGATTCGGGCGTTGTCTCGGGCGTTGACGAGGCCATTGCGCTGGTTATAGACAAACGTATGGGTGTCTTTGGTACGCCGCAGATGACGCATGGGGCGGAAGCGGTCAAGGCGTTGACCGCAGCGGCAGCGGAGAGTCCGGCGGCGCTCCGGCGTGAGATCCAGCGCATTGCCAGCGAGGTCACAGACGATAAATTAAACCGGGCCTATCGCTCAGAACAGTCAAAGTGGGATGAGCGCAATGTTGGGGACGTATTTGAACCATGACCGAACGAGAACGCGCTGAAGCGGAAGTGGCGGAGAAGGAACGCGCCCTCACCGATGCGTTTGAGGCACCGGGCGGCTCCTGGTATGACGTACCGCCCTCGATGGTGAGGGAAGGGTTTGCCGATACCGCAGAGGAGGGACTGCGCGTTCTCAAGGATCTGCTGATTGGGAACTGCTTTGACACCCTCCACCCCGAGACGGCGCTCTATGTCCTTTGATGCGCGACGAGCAGAAGAAGGCACGGAAGCGGCCAAGCGGTTACATCGGGCTGGGTTGTCTGGATCGCGCTATTTAGATTTAGGTTCCCGTGAGGCAAGGCAGGGTACCCGCGACTACGTCATCTGGGATCCAGGAGTCATCGAAATGAAGAGAAAACTCGCCGCGCTGTTGGCGGTGGGCGGCGGGGCCGCAGCGGCCGACGCTTTTGATCAGACACCCGTGGAGTTTGGAGGACGATAATGGCACACGCAAGACAGACACCAAGACAGCTACGCAATTTCTTACAACAGGCACCGAGGGGACAGCAGTCGTATGGGCCACTGATGCCGGACGCCGACCCCAGCCCCGAGGGCGTGGTCAGCGAGGCGGAGTTCTGGCAAGGACGCGACCCGAACAGTGTGGTGCGTCAGTCGGAATACTTCCGCACGCCACGTGGGCAGGTGCAGGCCCAGAAACTCATGGATCCGGCGAGCATCGTGCGCGAGTCGGAGATGGGGGGGTGGACTTGGGAGAACTTGGCCCGAGCGTTGTCCCCGGAGGCGCTTCAGGAGTTGGCCGTCCTCCTGAACAAGATGGGCGACCCCGACAGTGTGGTGCGTGAGTCACGGATGGGGCCGGTGTCCGACCCGGACAGCCTTGTGCGTGAGTCGGAGTATGTGCAACGGAACAGAATGGCCGATCCGAACAGCATCGTACGTGAGTCGGAGTACCGACGCAGTATTGACGGTGTAAACGACAGAATGGCCGATCCGAACAGCATTGTGCGCGAGTCGGAGTATGAACGGCGGCGAGGCAACAGAAGGGCCGATCCGAACAGCATCGTACGTGAGTCGGAGTACCAACGAGGGAGACGGGGCCGCTAGTCGATGGCACGCACCGCACCGCTCCCGCGTTCGTCCCCGATTGTGGCCTCCCAGGTGGATCCGTCCACAGGGCAATCGGTACTCACGGGCTATCTCTCGTCCGCGTGGGACACCTATTTCCAGTTGTCGCAGATACCGCGCATCGAGGCGAGTCCTGAGCGACTGAGTACGGTGGACACCGGCAGCAAAACCGCCGCGATCAGCACGACGGCGCTGCCGATTGGGTCGGTGACGGCTGGACTGTATCGGGTGACGTATTACGCCCGTATTACGACAGCCGCCTCGACCTCCAGCAGTCTCACGGTCACGATGGGGTGGACAGACAGCAGTGTGACCTGCTCGCAGGCGGGGGCCGCGATGACCGGCAACACGACCGGCACCGTGCAGAGCAGCACGATCTTGTTTCGGAGTGATCAGTCTGCGCCGTTGACGTATACGACGGCGTATAGTAGTAGCGGCGGCACCGCGATGGTGTACCGCGTATATCTCGTCGCGGAGCAGATTCCAGAGTAGGAGAAACTGATGCCTTTGTTTTGGACTTTATTTGCACAGTGGGTCTTGCCAGCCTTAGCCACAGGTGGGTTCCAGTATCTTGCCGCTCATAAGCAATCTGGAGCCACCAAACATGGCGCAGAACTCCTGGCCGGTGGGACGCAGCGGGCGCTCGATTGGGAGATGGAGGAGGACAAGTACGCCCGCGAGCGCGATGAGGAGCAGCGGGCGCGGGATTGGCGGCTGGAACAGATTGACCGGGAGCGAGCCGAGATAGATCGGCAGCGGAACATCGGGTTTGAAGCAACCGACCGCCGACGCCAGCAGGAATATGAGGATCTGCTGCGTGGCCGCTACCAGCAACGGGGCGATCTGCTCGCGCCGTGGCTAAACCGAGCGGGACAGAACCGAGGCCGGTTATCCAACCTGCTCGCGCAGGGGCCAGCGATA